TACACTACTTCCACTCATTAGTACATCGTCGGGCTTTTCATCTGAGTATGCTAAAACACTTTCAGATTCAACCATACGTAATACAATCTCATCTTCGCCTTCGTTAGTCATAGTTACTCCACGTGTCCAACGACCGTGTTCTATAAGTATCCATTGGCCTACTTCGTAAGGATCTTTATTGCGTGGTCCTTTCGAATGTACTTTACCCCAACGTGGGTAAATGCCTCTAACATTGCCATCATCATCGCTTAAGATGATTCCACCTTTAGTTTTTTGTTCACCAAAGTACATATCACTTACTAGTACCCGATTGCCTACTGCTGTCAGGTTACCTTCAAATTTTGATAACGTATCCACTATTCACCTCTTTTTACAAAATTGCCTTCGTCATCTTCTACCCAGTCATCTTCAGCATCTGATGCTTCAATTGCTTTTGATTTTTTAGCATTTTCAACTGACTTCTTTTGGGCTTTTGTTTGAACAGGTTCTGCTACTTCTGCAGGTTGTTCAACTTGTGCTATTTCATCTGGAGCCGCTTGCGGATGTTCTTCGTAATAATCACGAATTACTTCATCACGATTCTTAACAATTCTACCACCAGGGCCAAGTTCATCACCACGTGCATTTACACGAGCGTTACCTACTGCTGGAGTTAATTCATTGCGCTGACGCAACGTATCCATGTCAATTTTCTTACCTTGAAAAGTTTGGTAAGTTTTCTTTTGTTGTTGTCTTACAGGCATAATATATCTCCTTTATTATATACGTATTTATCTAAGGAACTCACGCCAATCCAGGTCATATTGGATTGAGTCAATTCTATGCACACCTATTAAATATAGCACATAACTTGCTACACTTGATCCTCTACCTACACCCCATACAATGTTGTTTTCACGCATAAAGTCTACTAGATAGATCATATACTGTAATAATGGATACATACCACGATCAAAATATTCTGTAAGTTCTTCAGTTACTCTAATCCATTCATATGTATGTGTATCACGTAAAGTAATAGGATCATCTATTTGATATTTCTCCATTAACTTTGCTTCAAGCCATCTGTTAGGATTAAGTTCTTTATACTTCTGAGGCATAAACCATTCACCTTGACATACACCGTCAAAAGTCTTTTGATCTACATCTAATGGAATATACTTTTGTAGTTTACTAAGCCCTTGTTCTTCCATTGCACTATTAAATTTGTTTATATCGTCGTTTGAATCACATAATACCACATGAACTTTATCTGCATGACCTGTATAGATCATATCGATAAGATCCTTGTTAGAGAATCGTGGAATACCTAGTTCATCTGTTTTCATAAGCATACTTGTATTTTAACTGATATTAATCAAATTGTCAAGAGAATTATCGCCATCTTGACTATTAATTTTTGGTTTGGCTCTACGGCCTTCCATTTCTACTTTATACATATCAAGAATGGCTGTAATTTGTTCTCTTACTTGCGGATTTTGAGTCATCCAGAATTTTTTATTTAACGTAAGAATTTTTTCTTCTATTTCGTTATCAGATAGTTCGTCAAAACTCTGTACTAATGGATTAAAGGACGGTATTGAACTCACCTTTGTACTCTCCGTAAACTGTTTGCCCGCCGTCGATAGTCCAGAATCTATAGATATATGGATGAACGTTGCTGTCAATAGTTGCTGGATGTGCAAAGCCTGTTGTTACTTTAATTGAACCGCTGTTTTCTGTATCGAATGTAACCGTATCAGCACTACCGCGTCCACGTAATTCAAGAAGAATTTCAGCATACTTACCACTTGCTGGCCAATCTGCAAGTTGAAGCGTAATACCTGTACTATTAATTGTGTAAGAATGATATGTTGCTATTTCAAAACTAACCGGTCTAACACCTGCACTACTTAAAACACCTCCGCTGTAAAACTTTTGAGAACCTCTAAGAATTGTTGTATTCTTAATAGTGTTCCCTTGCATGTCAGTTTCAGCATCAGTATTTTTTACCGTTGCGGTATCTAATGCTGTTAAGTCAGCATGAGCATTTGTTAATTCTGTTTTAATTTTAGTAAAATTATCTCTAAAACCCTGTGAGTCGTTATCTTGTCCTGCAACAGGATAATCTGCATTGATTGTTCCAATATTAGAACTGCTTGTTGTAATGGCCATATGTTATTCTCCTACACATATTTATCAGTGTTACGCATTATAGTTATATTTTCCGAACACAATATATTGATCGTTTGAGTCACCTACAACACTATCTACTATATATCTGTCGATTTCTATGTCTAAATCTTTAAAGTCGTATGTTCTGTTTCTTAAATTAATCATTATTTCGTTACTTGTACCTGGTTTACAGTAACATAGTGGAATTGCTAGTATAAAGCCAGTTTCTTGCTCTCCAGCAACTTGTGGAGTACGCATCCACAAAGGCAAAAAGTCATATTCAGTTCTACCTAGTGCTTTTATACTGTCTTGCATATTAGTTATATTACTAATATATTTTTTACCTTGACCGCCACTTGCTAGAACTGCATCACTGTCTGCTTTTACAACATTATGCTCACCAAATATAAACGGGTCTGTATCTGTGTTTGCTGTTGCTGTTAGAGTATCTAAGCCTTGATTAACTATGTAACCTGATACGCCTGTGTCGCCTTCTCCAAAGATAGTTCTTAATACTGCAAAATCTGGTTTGCTTAGTACTGGAGCAAAGTATGTGTTAAACAATGCATAACCTAGTGGATTATTTGCAAGTAAGCCTGCTGGTGTACGCATATCGTCTGCCCACTCAGGACTAAGACTTCCGTTCTCCCAAAACTCACTCATTTCCCACATTGACCAGTTTAACAAGTAGGTATATTCTGTGTATGCAACTGCCGCCGCTTCTGGATCTGTAGCCCAATCAGTAGAATAACCACTTGGGTCATATTGTCCGTTATCAATTGCTTGTTTCATTGCTAAATGTAATGCTGTGTTCTGCCAGTCAAAACTTGGTTCATTACCAATTCTAATATCTGGATTCATTTCTACTGCGTCTGAACTACCAGGCACTGCACCCGGAATACCAAATGCGTGTATGGTGTGGAATACGTGTTCCATAATTTCTTCGATATCTCTACGCTGTGTTGGAGGATTGTTACCGTTGGTATTTCTATACCATACCATATCCTTTTGAGCAACACTGTTGTTGAATGCTTGCAGTCCTGCATAACTTGCAATGTTAGCATCTTCTAACCAGTTAGGTGTATAACTTGATCCGCCACCGTACCCAATTCTTTGTACTGTGGGTATTCCTGCATGTTTCGTCCCAGTATCACCTTTTAGTGTTTTAATAAAATTGCGTTGATGTGTGGTGTTAATACCAGAGCCGTTAGGATCAGTAATTAAGTCAACTACTCTTGCTGTTTTCTTAGCCCATTCATCAGGTACTCTTGGTGCGCCACCGACTTCGCCTGCAACAACTAATTTTAATCCGTTTACAGTTAAACTTCGATCAAACACTGTACCGTTGTTCTCAGCAATTAATGGACCTTGTACATAATCTGTTTCTGTTGCAACAGGTCTAAGTACTTCATCGCCTAAGTCTAGTTGTGTATCTTCGCCTGTAAATATATATTTTTCGTCGTTTCTATTTACACCGTTACTATCAAGTAATGTTGGTGTACCTTGAGGATGGTTATTACGCTGTGCTAAGTCTGCTTTTAATTGCATTGAACCTTGTTGTACAAATGATTTCTTTGTCTCACCAACTTTTGCTTTTGCTGGATCAATTAGTTCTACGTAAACTACTTCATATACAACGTCTTGTGTTCCTGGCGTTTTTGCTACTGCACTTTTTAATGCACCTACGTTAAATCTTCGCTTCTTGTGCCATTTTTGACTTGCTATTGCAAATTCACTTATAGTTTTAGTTTCAATACCTGCATATGCTAATATTTTAATATCACGCTGAATACCAAAGTTTGGATCATTTGGTCTGTATATAGAAGTAGGCGGAAAGTTAGCAGGGTTACTTATAAAGTCACTATATGCTTCACGCTTTCCTTCCTTAAGGAAAGGCTTCATATATAAATTACTATATTGTGTATCGTCATCATCTATAACTTCAATTGTAAATTGTTTAGTTGTTGAACTAAATCCAAATCTATCTTTTGCTTCAACAGTAAATGTATAGATTCTATCTATACTTGTTGTATCATTATCGAATGTCATATTATCATTGTCAAAGAAAGTAAGGCCTGTAATTACTGTAGGCGATGTTTGCCCAAATTGTACTACCGTGCCCATGATTTCCCCGTTATATTCTAAACTTAATCCTGGAGGTAATCTTCCTGCTGTAAGTGTATAAAATAAAGGTGCATCTGGAACTGTTGTAGTACCTTGTACTCTAAATACACTAATTTGATTTGCTGGAATAGATCCTAATTTTGTTTTACTAGTCCAGGCGATACTACTATCTACGTCACCTAATAGTTTAACTGTAAATGTTTTATCTTTAAATGTAGCAACACTAACAACATTATTTTGAGTTAATAAAAGTTCTGCTCTTACTGTAAATTTATATTCTGTAGTAATTGCTGGTTGGTATGCAACTCTACCTGCTATTTCGCCAGTGTTAGTATCTATGGTCATTCCGGCTGGAATTTTACTATTAGTATTATCATCGTTAGTTGGCATTAATTTATATCTAACAGCACCTTCTTGGTTTTCGTTTTTCAGTACTTCTAAAAATAATGTAATGTAATTGTTTGCTCTACGGTAACCAAAGTCACTTGGAGTAATCCAAACTGGTGTTCTAATATATGTGTTATCAGCAGTAAACACACCTGTTGCAACTTGTACAACAATATTATCTGCACGTAAAAAATCCTCGCCTACTACATAGATAGTAAAGTTTCTTTTTACAACAGCAAATCCATCACTTACACTTACTTTAAAATCATAGTGTCTGTTTAATTTTTTTGGTGGGTTATATACATAATTCTGAATAAGTTGGCCTTGATAAAACAAACTGCTTTTATTTGAAAAGTCATGTAAGTACATATCGTAGTTTGCTGTGTCATATTGTCCTGCTTTTGATCTTTTATCTAATGCAAGTAAAGGTTCGACAACACCTGATAGTTTACCCGTCTTACTCATACTAATACCCGGCGGTAATTCACCATCGCCCTTGTCAATCCAAAATTCTAAAGTTTTATCTTCTGGTAGATCAACATCGGTTGCTACTAGTTGAAAATCAATAATTTCGTTATCTAGAATAAAATATCTATTATTAATAGGAGAATTACCTACAGATAATCTTCCTTCTTTAGTTTTCCATAATGGATCATCTGGACCGTTAATTACAATTTTAAATGTTCTATCTTCAATAACAGTACCAACAGTTGATCTTAACACAAATGTAAATGTAGTACTACGTTCAACTTGTTTAGGTGTTCCTACAATGTTGTTTTGATATATTCTTAATCCTGGAGGTAAACTTCCTGCAATAATTGTTAAACTGTCTGGACTGGCTACAAGAGGTAATCCTAAAGAAATAGTTTCTTCTTCGTTAGATGTAACGAGTACGGTACCCGATGGTTGCGTCCAATTTGACATGTTATACTATAGTCCCTATATCGCTTGTGAATCCAACCGGAGTTGTAATAGTTCCATAATCAACGTCAAGTGTAAGTTGCAAATACTGTGCATGACTTTGAATATCTGGAACAATAGCACCAAACTCTAATTGTGTTGTAAATACTTCACTGCCTTCGCTTGATGTATCAGTAATAGTTATTGTATTTCCACTTAAATTAGTTGAAATACCTGCTCCACCAATAATTCTTAATGTTTCACCGTCATCAACGTTTATGCTACCACTGTCAGTAACTACTAACATTCCTTGTAGGTTTGTGCTGATTTGGATGTCGTTTCCAGCAACCCCTGCAACACTTATACCTGTGCCTGCTGTAAAGTTTTTAAATGTTAATTGGTCCCCTACTTTGCCGTTAAACACCGAAACACCTGTACCAACTCCTGCTCCTGTAGTTGATTCTGGTTGACGTAAATCTAGTTCATCAAAGTTTTCGTTTACTTTGCGAAATGCTTCTCTTAGATCATCACCGGTTCCATCGTTAGCAATATTACCAATATTAATGTTTTGTATTGTCATAATCTTTTCCTTATATTGTATTTATTATTAACTACCATATGAAACACGGATTGCTCCTTGCGTACCATTTCTGCCATTGTCTGCTAAGAACCAACGATATACATAGTTATAACCACTTCTTATTATAGTTTGATTTCTAATTTGATTGCCACACCCGCCACCACCGCCAGCACCATATGCTGTACCTGTTGCTGTGCCACCATTACCGCCTGCTGTTGCACTTGTGTAATTATAAGGACCTGTTCCTAATTGTGGTGCATCAACTCCATTACTACCACTAACAATACCGCCGTACAAATACGTGCCGCCGCCATCGCCGCCCTCAGATGCTTTATAATAATTATATCCACCTGAACTTCTATGAAACTGACCTCTGCCCTTGCCACCTATTCCGCCATAGCCTGCGCCGCCACCGCCACCAGCACTTACAGCACCAAATGAGCCACCGGTGTCATCTTCACCATTTTTACCTGCGATTGTTGTCCAATTAACTGCATTATCAGCAACATAAGTACATAAGCCCTCATCAACTGCCGCCGTTCCACCAGTACTCCCATTTGAGCCAGTCGAGGTGGCTCCTGTAGCACCGCAAAGAATAATTTCATCATTTGTTGCTAATGACGAATAACTAGAATTCCATGCAGGATCTCCCGTGTACCATATTTGTGTAGCACCGCCGGCTTGTCCTGGTGTTTGAGTTCCTGATTGTATATATTTTTGGCTTGATCCGTTTACTGTTTCAAAAGGAGAATTTGTACTTACTGTACCTCCTAAGCCTCCACTGCCAATTAAAAAAACTAGTTGTTCTCCAGGTGTGACTGTTAAGCCGGTAACTCTGACATATCCGCCGCCACCGCCGCCGC